CGCGGTATGGCAAACTATCGGCCGATTCACTTTCCATTTGCTTCGCACCACAAGCGGGTTAGCGGCCCGCAGTCTAGGTGCTACCCTAGATTCCTGACCCGCCCAAGTGGCGGGTTATTTTTTATATTTCCCCTTTAGCGAGTCCAATACATATTTCGCTTCAAAGGAGAGAATATTATTCGGCTTTTCACTGTAGCAGATAATTAATTTTGTTATTTCTGGCCTAGAAACGTCATATGTCTCGCCACCGCTTAAAACTGTAGTCGATTGCGAATTATTTCCATATGAGTTCACGTTTGTTGTCGCGTAAACAGGTGAGGACATCGAAGTCTTGCGAGGGTCATAGCTGGATTCGGCTATAGAAAAATATTGATATCCGCTTTCCAGTGTCAGCTCTGCGGCGCGCATCATAGCGAAATCATCCGCTTTTTCTCGCGAGGTATATCCATTTCCTTTGAAATTTACTTTAAATACATTTTTATCAAGTCGTGTTTGAGAATATCCTCCTGAATGCCCTTTTTCTTGATAGCCAGTAGCACATCCTCCTAGCAACACTGCAACTAGAATCAATAATTTACTTTTCATATTGTCGTGGTGCTTTCTTTTCCAAATATTAGCGTTTCCGATACCGGCGATGCTCCACCATTGTGCCGATGATCAGCAGTGGGGTAACGTCGGATCGCATGGATGGATAGTCCTCATTGAGCGGGACCAGCTCGAAAATCTCGTCGCCGCGCTCGTTCAGGCCACGCGGGCGGTATTTCTTGAACGTCGCCTCTTCCCCGCCATTTTTGGCCACCACAAAGTCGCCGGGCTGGGGCTGTACCTCTGGGTCGATGATTACGCGGTCTCCCTCGCGAAATTCCGGCAACATAGATGTCCCGCGAATCTCCAGGGCGAACGCGGTCGAGCCAAGCTCAAGATCGGTCTGAAGGTATTCAGCAGCCTCACCAGACCACGCTTGATCTCCGATTTCACGCATAGCCCCAGCCTGCACGTAATTCACGAGCGGGATGCGCCGGCTGCCTAATGGAGCGGCAAGGACATTTGGATCAAGCACAGATTCACGACTTGATACAGCCAGATGTTTTGCCGCTCCAGAAGCCTCCAACGCTAGTCTTGGGCTGATATCTTCCAGAGAACACCCGAACCCACTAGCGTAGGCTTTCGCGGCATCCATACTAATGGGGCGCCGGCCAGTGATGTTCTGGTAAATCATTGACTGGCCGCCCTTTAAACCGTGGTCGCGCGCAAACTCAGCTCGATTTACACCAGAAAATCTAGCACGCAGCCGCTCGGCTTCTTCCTCGATTGTCAAAATTCTCATATAGCTATGCTATCCAAATTTAAATGTAGCGGGGCTTGCTTATTAACTGTAGCGGCGCTATAGTTTGCGCATGAACCTCAAAAACTACCTCTCTACTACGGCCATTAAGAAGGCGGACTTTGCGCGCGCAATTGGCGTATCGCCCGCACTACTTCATCAATGGATTGAAGAAATTCGCCCCGTAGCGATCCGCCATTGCCCCGCCATTGAGCGGGAAAGCGGCGGTGTCGTGTCGCGTCGGGAGCTGCGGCCTGCTGATTGGCAGACTATTTGGCCTGAGCTTTTGGCTCAGCCTGAGTCCGCCCCGCCCTGACACCGCCCCACCCAACGATTTCGCACCACACGCAACACCCGATTTCACCAACCCACCAACTGGAGAACGACCATGGCCAAACTGAACGCCAAAACCATCCCCGTTAAATGCCTCCTGAGCCCAGAGGACTACCTGCAATTCGACAAAGCCTGCGACGGCGAGCCGCACAGCAGCGTTTTACGCAAACTTGCAAAAAACTTCACTCGCCGACGAGCGAATGATGCTCCCTCTGTACGCCACCGCGAAAGGCCAAAACATGGCCACATTCCGGCCATGTTCTTCCCCGGTCGAGCAATCGCAGTCCCAGCCATGCATCGCCGTCTTTGACGCAAGCGCCGGTACTGAACCCTGAAACCCGATCAACCAAAGGAAGCGAAGAATATGGAACAGAAACACACGGCCGCCGCCGGTGAGGCATCCGCTTCACTGCGGCGTGCTGCACACAACTGGCGCCAGACGCAGAAGGAAATGCAAGGCGCAGACGGCGCAAAAGCCGTTGAGGCATCAGCGAATCACCGCAGGGCCAGCCGCAAGCTGGCTCAGGTGGTCGATTACGACATGCGAACGGGAGGTTCCGAACCATGACGGAGCCCATCTTCTCCAAAGACACCATCCAGCGGCGCGCTCGTGCCGCTTTTGAGCGTGGCGACAGCCGCGACTCCCATCACATGAACTGGCATGCGCCGGCGCTGGCCGTCTGGCTGGCTGAGTATGACCGGCTGGCTGCTGAGAAGCAGCAGGAGGTGCTGCCGTGAAAGCAATCGATCTGTTTGCAGGCTCAGGTGGCTTTAGCACCGGCGCACGTATGGCCGGTATTGACGTAGTCTGGGCGGCTAACCATTGGCCTGCAGCAGTGGAAATCCATTCGAAGAACCATCCGAGTGCACAGCATGCGTGTCAAGACCTGCATCAAACGAATTGGCAGGATGTTCCGGCGCATGATCTGCTACTGGCATCCCCATGCTGCCAAGGCCATAGCCGTGCTCGCGGGAAGGGTCACGGTAATCCACAGCATGACGCTAGTCGGTCTACCGCATGGGCGGTGGTTTCGGCTGCCGAATACCACAAGCCTGCGTTTTTCCTAGTCGAGAATGTTCCAGAGTTCGCGGCGTGGTCACTATATCCGGCATGGTGTCAGGCTATGGATGCGCTGGGCTATTGCATGACGCCGATGATTGTTGACGCAGCTGATCATGGAGTACCGCAGCATCGTAAGCGCCTGTTTATTGCCGGCGTTCGCGCAAATCATCCGCTTATCCTCAACCTGGAAAAGCGTGATCATATCCCAGCCAGCAGCTTCATTGATTTCAATGCTGGCCGCTGGTCGGCAGTCCATCGCGAGGGTCGCGCAAAGTCCACGCTGGATCGAGTAGCGGCAGGGCGCAAGGTACACGGCGACCGCTTTATTTCGAGCTTTTACGGTAACGAGAAAGGCGGCCGCAGTATCAATCGCCCCATCGGTACGCTGACCACGCGGGACCGCCATGCAGTCGTTGACGGTGATCGTATGCGCATGCTGTTGACCCAGGAGTGTCGCGCCGCTATGGGGTTCCCTCCCAACTTCATCCTGCCTGATGCTCACCGTGATGCGGTGCACATGCTGGGTAATGCCGTCTGCCCTCCTGTTGCGCGTGACGTGATCGACGCACTCATGGAGGCGTAATGGACTGGTTCCGCATGTACGGCGAGTTCGCCGCTGACCCCAAAGTGCAGAGCATGAGCGAGGCCATGCAGCGTCGTTTGATCATGCTGCTTTGCCTGCGTTGCAGTAACGCTCTTGTAACGTTACAGGATGACGAGATTGCGTTTGCACTGCGTATCAGCGAGGACGAACTCGCCGAAACCAAAGCGCTGTTCCTGCGCAAAAAATTCATCGGTGAGGACTGGAGCATCAGGCAATGGGATACACGCCAATATGCCTCAGACTCAAGCGCAGCGCGGGTTGCAAGGCATCGTGAGCGTAAAAAAGAGGCTGCGAAACGTGACTGTAACGTTACTGTATCGGCCCAGAACAGAACAGATACAGAACAGAACAGAACAGATACAGAAGAAGCCAGCGCTACGCGCGTGCAACCGACGGCCGCTGTCGAGCTGAGTATTGCCATGCGCTCTGCAGGCATCGAATCGCAGCCTGCCGACCCTCGCCTGATTGCTCTGGCCCAGCAAGGGGTGGCACCTGAAACCGTCACCGCCGCCTGCGAAGAGGCCAAGCGTTGCAAGCCAGGCGAACGCATCGGCCCGGCCTACGTGATCGCCATCGTTGAGCGCTGGGCTGCCGAAGCCGCGCAACTGCGCGCCAATGGCGCTACAGCACCTGCTGCCCGAGCGTCCCCGTCACGTCGCCAGACTGCCCAAGACCGCGCCCAAGAAATGGCCGACTACCTGAACCGCCGGAAGGATCAAAACCATGCACCAGCTAGCCCCGACATCATCGACATCAACGCCCGACCTGCTGGTGCAGGTGGTTGAGGAATTGCACCTGCAGCAGCTGCACAGCTACGGCAAGCGGTACACGGACATGTGGAGCGCAGTGCACGTGAGCCAGCTGGTGGACCACTGGAGCGCCGGCCTGCGCGGTTTCGCCCCACGCGAAATCAAACGCGGCATGGCTGCGCTGGAGCACCGCGAGTGGCCACCCACGCTGCCCGAATTCAAAAAGCTGTGCCGCCCTCCCATCGACCCGACCGAGGCCTATCACGAGGCCGTGGCCGGGCTGGAAGCGCGCGGCAAGGGCGAAATGGGGAACTGGTCACACCGTGCGATCTACTGGGCCGCTGCGCTGCTGAAGCAAGATCTGCTGATGCAGCCGTATGCCCAGGTACGCGAGCGCTGGGCCACAGCCCTGAAAGCCCAGCTGGAGCGCAGCGAGTGGGCCGATATCCCGATGCCGCGCAAGGAACTGCCGGCACCCGGCGAGGCTCGTCTTTCGCGCGAAGGTGCCGCCAAGATGCTGCGCGACCTGCAGGCGGCCGGCATCGTGAAGTCCGGCCCGTACATCATCGATGGCAAGCGCTGGGCTCGTCGGATCATCGAGCGCGTGGCCAACGGCGACCAGACCCTGCTGAAAATCCAGATCGACATGGCCCGCGAAGCGCTGGCCCTGCCATCTTCACCTTGACCCTAAAAAACG